GCAGTAGAAAAATGGTCTGGAGGAGAACCAGAGGAACAGGAAGATTTAACTACTATGAGAGATCACTTCTATAGAATTATGTTGGAACATCAGTTTGACAGTATGTAATATATGCAATAAATATTTGTAGATGAATGAATCTACGTGATTGATACGACGGCAAATCTTATTATATCTAAATCCAACGAAGTATTTTTAAAAATTAATACGGAACCTCATATTGAATATGAACTTAGAGATCACTTTAAGTTTGAGGTTCCCAATGCAAAGTTTATGCCCCAGTACCGTGGAAGGAATTGGAATGGGGAGATTCATTTGTATGACATGCGTTCTAAACAGATCTATGTTGGTCTGTTAGATAAGATTGTCAATTTTTGTGAGCAATATGGTTATACTTACAAGTTTGAAGACAATAAATTCTATGGCACTCCATATGAGGAGAATGAATTAATATCATATGAGGGTGTTAAGGATTACATGAATTCCATTTGTGCCCATACTCCCAGGAAGTATCAAATTGAGGGAGTATATGGTGCCCTAAAGCATAATAGAAAACTATTGATATCGCCCACTGCTTCTGGCAAATCTTTGATGATTTACTCTCTTGTAAGATATTATGTTGACAGAGGGCAAAAAATCCTTTTAGTTGTTCCAACGACATCCCTTGTAGAACAGATGTACAAGGATTTTCTTGATTATGGTTGGGATGCTGATTCATATTGCCACAGAATCTATTCTGGTAGAGAAAAGAGTAATAGTTCTCCAGTGACGATTACTACATGGCAATCAGTCTACAAACTTGAGCGATCTTTCTTTGAAGACTATGGTGTAATTATAGGTGATGAAGCACATTTATTCAAGTCTAAATCTTTGATTCAGATTATGACTAAACTTCATCATGCAAAGTATCGTTTTGGTTTTACTGGAACTTTAGATGGAACTCAAACTCACAAATGGGTTCTTGAAGGATTGTTTGGCCCATCATATAAAGTAACAAGAACTGATGAATTGATGAGACAGGGACATCTTTCTCAACTTGACATTCAGTGTCTTGTTCTTAAACATCCTCCTCAAAAGTTTGAAACTTATGAAGATGAGATACAATATTTAATCAGTCACGAACAACGTAATAGATTCATTCGTAATTTAACTTTGGATCTTAAAGGTAACACTCTTGTTCTTTTTGCAAGAGTCGAAGCTCATGGACAGGTACTTTATGATCAAATAAATAATAACAAGCGAGATAACCGTAAGGTATTCTTTGTACATGGTGGTGTAGATGCTGAGGAGAGAGAGCAAGTAAGAGAAATTACGGAAAGAGAAAACAACGCAATTATTGTTGCCTCTTATGGAACTTTTTCTACAGGTATCAATATTAAAAATCTCCATAATGTTATCTTTGCCTCTCCAAGTAAATCAAGAGTCCGCAATCTTCAAAGTATTGGACGAGTTCTTAGAAAAGGAAAAGACAAAGTAAAAGCAACTCTGTATGACATCTCAGATGATTGTACATCCAAGTCCAAAAGAAACTACACACTTAATCATTTCATAGAAAGAATCAAAACATATAATGAGGAAAATTTTAACTATGAGATAATCACTATCCAATTAAAGGTATGATAGAAGACGATTTTTACGCAACAGTAAAATTAAAAACAGGAGAAGAAATCTTTGCCAAGATAGCTGCTTCTGATGAAGATGATAGAACAATGCTTTTGATCTCCAATCCAATAATTGTTTCTGAGATTAAAGGTAAAGGTGGTATTATGGGTTATAGAATGGAACCCTGGTTAAAGACCACTACAGAAGACATGTTTATAATTAACTTGGATAACGTTCTTACGATGTCTGAGTCATCTGATATTGAAATGATCATGATGTATCAGAGTTATGTTCGTCAGTCACAAAATAATGGACTGGATAACAACTCCAAGATCAATCGTAGAATGGGGTATCTTGGTAATGTAAAGGATACCAAAGAGATCTTAGAGAAGATCTTTAAGAGTAGCTAATATATTTCTTATCAACCCTGACAGAGTTATTCTACCTGATTTCCGGAACTTGTCAAGTAAACGTTTAGATGATATAATTCATACATATTATGAGATAAATTAATGATAACTTCGGGTATGACCAGAAGAAAGAGGTCAGAGCATTACGTTAATAATAAGGAGTTGCTCTCAGCTCTGATTAATTACCGTAGTGAAGTTGAAAGAACTTTCATTCAAAAGTATGGTAGAGAACCTACGAAGCAAGATAGATCTCAGCATTGGGACACCAAACCTCCCATTCCTCGCTACATTGGTGAGTGTTTCCTGAAGATTGCTAATCACTTGTCCTTCAAGCCAAACTTCGTGAACTACATGTTCAAGGAGGATATGATTTCTGATGGTATTGAAAATTGTGTTCAGTACATTCACAATTTTGATCCAAGTAAGTCAACAAATCCTTTTGCATACTTCACTCAAATTATTCACTACGCATTCCTTCGTCGTATTCAAAGAGAGAAGCGTCAGTTAGAGATCAAGAATAAGATTATTGAAAGATCTGGTTACAGTGAGGTGTTTGATGATAACAACACCCTTGACGGATCGAACTACTCCGATTACAATCAAATTAAAGACAACGTGCATTCTAAGCTCCGCAGTTAATGAAGATTGCAATCATCACTGATCAACACTTTGGTGCTCGTAAGAACTCCAAGTTGTTCCACGATTACTTCCTAAAGTTTTATAATGATACCTTCTTTCCAACCTTAGAGAAAGAAGGTATCTCTGCAGTTATTGATATGGGTGATACCTTTGACAGCAGGAAAGGTATTGATTTTTCTGCTTTGTCTTGGGCAAAAAACAATTACTACGATAGATTAAAAGACATGGGTGTCCATGTGCATACTATTGTAGGAAATCACACAGCATATTATAAAAACACAAACGATATTAATGCTGTAGATCTTCTTCTTCGTGAGTATGACAATGTAACTGTGTACTCAGAACCAACTGAAGTTAAGGTTGGTGAAATGAATGTCCTTTTTATTCCATGGATTAATCAAGAAAATGAATCAAAAACTCTCAAACTTATTGAAAAGACTAATTGCAAGGTTGCGATGGGGCACCTTGAACTCCAAGGATTTAGAGTTAATCGACAAATCGTCATGGAACATGGTATGGAGAGCCAATTATTTGAGAAGTTCTCCAATGTCTACTCGGGACACTATCACACTCGATCGACTAACGGAAAGGTCCACTACTTAGGAAATCCATATGAAATTTATTGGACAGATGTAGAAGATACTCGCGGGTTTCATATTTTTGATACAAAGACTTTAGAGCACACTCCAGTAAATAATCCTCATAGGATGTACTACAATATTTACTATGAGGACACTGATCACCAAACTTTTGATGCTCGAAATTATGAGAACAAAATTGTAAAAGTTATTGTTCGCAAAAAATCAGACGCAAAGAAATTTGAAAAGTTTATTGATAAACTTTATGCATCAAATGTATTTGATTTGAAAATTGTAGAAAACTTTCAAATTATTGATCCAGAAAATTTTGAAATCACCGACTCAGAAGATACTCTTTCTATTTTAAATAGATACATTGAAGAAGCTGAGATTGATCTAGATAAATCAACCATTCAGAATCTTATTCAAGAAGTATATAAAGAAGCTTGCGAGTTGGTTTGAATGTTTATCATTACGATAGAGGGAAAGGAAAAAGAGGGAGCATATAGCGCAACCAATGAAGACGGAGAAAAAATTCTTTATCTGTTTTAAGATGAAGATGATGCCATGAGATTTGCTATGATGCTAGAGGAAGATGGATATCCTGAAATGCATGTAATAGAAGTTGATGATGAAATGATGATAAAAATATGTGAATTGCATGATTACAGTTATGCAGTCATTACTTCAAATGATATTGTAGTTCCTCCAAAATATAATGATTTTATTTAAAAAAATTTCTTGGAAAAATTTTCTCAGCACGGGTAATCAAGAAACTGAATTTTCATTAACCGAATACTCCAGTAATCTGATCATTGGAACCAATGGTGCAGGTAAAAGCACTATTTTGGATGCACTAACATTTTCCTTATTTGGTAAACCATTTCGTAAGATTAACAAACCACAACTTGTCAATTCTGTAAATGAAAAAGATTGTGTAACTACTATCGAATTTTCTGTCAACTCTGTAAATTGGAAAGTAGTTCGTGGCATCAAACCAAATATATTTGAAATATATCGTGATGGAAATCTTTTAGATCAATCGGCTTCTGCCATTGATCAGCAAAAATGGTTTGAACAAAATGTTCTTAAGATGAACTATAAATCTTTTACTCAAATTGTAATTTTGGGCAGTAGCACATTTGTTCCTTTTATGCAACTCTCCGCACAGAATCGCAGGGAGGTTATTGAAGATCTTCTTGATATTCGTATTTTCTCATCTATGAATACGATTATTAAAGAAAAAATTAGAGCAGCAAAGGAAGATATTAAAGTTTTAGAACTCAAAAAAGAATCCCTTCTGGATAAAGTTCAAATGCAGAAGAACTTTATTGAAGAATTGGAGAATCGTGGAAAAGAAAATATTAAACTAAAGGAAAATAGTATCAAGGAACTTCTGATTGAAGAAAAAGATACTATGGATGAAAATATTGAGATTTCTAATAAAGTTAATTTATTAGAAAAACAACTAGAAGAACATATTGGAGCTACAGAAAAACTTCGTAAGTTAGGAAATCTTAAAGGAAAAATCTCACAGAAAGTATCTACTATTACCAAGGAGCATAAGTTCTTTACTGAGAATACGGTATGCCCTACTTGCACACAGTCCATCGAAGAGGAG